TGTGTATCGACTGTGCCCAGACCAAACGACAGGCCCGTAGATGGTGCGGCCTGTTCCGGGATGCCAGCCGCCTCATTCATTGCAGCATTGATGGCGCGCGCTTCGTCTGCACCTATGCCAAGCTGGACGGCAAGGGCAGACGCGCCCGTGACGGCGTTGGCGAAGCTGAGGCCATTGATGCTGCGCGCTATTGCGCCTGCGTTATCTTCGGCATCACCAAGCCCGCTGGCAAAGTTCGCCGCCGCGTGTTCAGCCGCCGATAGTGACGTTTCCGCGTCAAACAGATCAAGCGCAAGTTGCGTGACTGCATCCGCCGCTTCTGTCAGGCGGTCAACGCCAATTCCCGCGCCAAACAGAGTGACCATGAACGACGCGGCCTCGGCCTCGGCCCGTGCTGCGTCAAGTGCAGTTTCAGCCGTTGCAACCGCATCCCTTGCTACCTGTAGCATGGCGTCAAGGTTCCGCTGCGTGACGTTGTTGTAGAACCTTTCAGTCGCGGTGTTCAGCGCATCCTGGACGCTCACGACGCGGGCAATCGCGCCTTCAAATGCCGCTGCCCCCGCAGTGCTTTCTGTAAACCCGCGATAGAGTGTGGTCGCCGCAAGCGCCAGTCCGGTGAATAGCGCGACTGCGGGGATCAGGTTCATGGCCAATGCAAGCGTGGCCATTGCGCCCGCTGCCAGTGCGCCGCTGGTGGCCATGGCCGAAAGGCTTATGACAAGAGCCGGAACCTTCATCGCCCCAAGCACGCCGACCGATATGGCCACCAGATCAAGGTTATCCGCCAGTGTGGTAAACGCCTCGGACAGCCCGACTAGCGCATTCACGCCAATTTCTGCCGCTTTGAAAAGCCCCGTGCCAATCGACTGCACCGCTGCGAAAAACTCGGGATTGGCAACTGCCGCCGTGAGACGTTCAATCGACGCCCGCAATGCCTCGGAACCCGGCCCAGACAACTCAAACAGATCGCCGAACGCATTGCGCAACGATCCAAGCGCACCCCCCAAGGTATCCCGCGCCGCTGCCGCCGATCCGCCGAACTGCGTTTCCAACTCGGCCAGGATAATGGTTTGCGCGCCGATCACGTCGTTACTGGCGACAAGCTGGCGCACCATTTCCTTTTGCGCCTCGGTAAACTGGATACCCGACCGCGACAGCGCCGTCATGCCCAAGACCGGATCATTCAACGCGCGGCCAACCTGCAAAGCCGCCGTGCTGAGGTCGGTCCCCATCGCCGTGGCAAGGTCCATTACCGCCACCGTCGCGGCGTCAAACTGATCGCCACGCACCTGCGTGAACGTCAGCAGCACGCCTTGCATAGCGTTAGTCGCCTCGTCTCCGAAATTGGTGATCCGCTGCAAGGATGCCGCATGCGCGTTCAACTGCTCAATCGACCGGCCCGCCGCGCCACCCGTTGACAGGATAGCCGCGCCAAGCTGTGCCTGCGATGCCTCGGCGGTCACGGTGGCGTCAATGAACTGTCCAAGCAGCTTGCCAGCCGCCAACGCCGCGCCCAAAGCAGCCGCCGCAGCCGCCGCCGCGACCATGGCGGCAGACATGCCACCAAACGCGCGCCCAGCCCTGTCAGCGGATCGCTCTGCGCCACCCGCCGCCGTGCTAACGTCGCCAAGGTCGCGCTTCCCACGCCGCAAGTCCGACGTGTCCATGCGAACCGCAAGGGATGCCATGTCAACCATTTGTCGGCTCCCTATCCACCGGCGCGATACTAAACGCGCTCTTGCCCTCTTGCAGTCCGTTTGCGAACGCCATGCTCATACGCCGCAACATAGACGCTTCCCACGCCTCTGTCACGGCCCCTGTCATGTCGGCATAGGCTTTCAGATCGTGCCAATCCAGCGCCACGCGGTTGCCCATGCCGTCTGATTTTACCGGCCCCGCCTCGATCAGCGCCTCAAGCAAATATGCGCACGCATGGACCTGCACAAATGGCACCGGACGGCCCGCGTCTTGATACTGTTTTGCGCGCGTGATCATGGGCCGTCCGTCCTTGTGTTCAACCGCGCTCGATAGCCAACCGGCTTGATGCGCAGCCAGTGTCAACCAGTCGGCTGTTTGTCCAAAAAACCCTGCTGATTCTCCGCTGCATCAATGACCTGCTGGGCGAACGTCTTGCCAACCACGATCAGCTTTGGCGTTTGCACATCAATCGGCTTGCCGTCCTTGTCCTTGATGCTGACCGTAGTCATCACGGGCGCACCCTTGTCGTCTTTCTCAACCTGAAAATCCGGGAAGGTCATGTTGAGAATTTCGCGCATATGGTCCGGCGTTGTCACTGGCGTATCGCCAAGCGTCATGTTGCGCGGCTCGATGATGTATTTCATGGCGGTTTCAATCGTGGCCTTGTGGACCTGATCAAAGTAGGCGTCAGCGGATTCAGCCTCGCCCTTGCCGTCCGCAACCGCCTGGGCGGCCTGCTTGGCGGCAAGCTGCGCCTCTGCCAGCCGCATCTGCGTTGAGCGGGCGGCGATGCCGCGCACAAGGAAGCCCGGCGCGTCCTTGCCGGTCTTGATGGCCTCGCCTGTCCACTGATCGCACAACGGCACAAAAACTCCGTCCTCTTGTTTCTGCCGGGAATTTCGGGTGTTCATATCCATGGTTCAAATCCTTTGGTTGTGGTTGATAACGGGGCGCGGTGGCCAACCACCTCCACGCGCGCCCCTAGCCTGCCGGAGCAGGATTAGGCTGCTGGCTCAGTCGCCACAATCGTAGCTGCGTTCTGCCGGAAACTGATCGAAAAGCCTTGGAAGTTCGCGTTGGTGGGTTGGTTCGGCACATGGCTATGCGCGATGCCTTGCGCATACTTGACCGGATCGCCCGCAACTGGCGCATTTGCCACCCCGGAACCGTCCACGATCTTGACCGACAGGATGCCCGAGTCGCCATCAGCGGCGTTCTTGATGTCCTCTTGGCCAGCGTCTGATGGCACTTCCTCGAAGGTCGCGGTGCTTTCGCTGCCGGTGCCTGCGCCCTTGTCCGCCTTCGTAAATCCGGACAACGCCGGAATTTCGATCATGGAATGCGTGACGCCAAGCTGGAACAAATCCAACTCGCCATTAACGCGAACCCAAGTCAGGGCGGCAAATGCTGCGGCGGTGTTTGCGGTCGGAAGCGCTTCCGCGACAAACAGGGTTTGGCCGATGAAGTTAGTCATGTGTGTTGTCCTTTGGGGTCAGCGTTTCAGTTGTTTCGGGCAGAGTGCGCGTCCAGCCTTTTGCAAGCCATTGCGCGGCGTCAGATTCAAACGGGGTAGCAATTGCGCCAATGAGACCGTTTGCCTTGTTTGTGTTTGTCAGAGACACGCGCGCGTCTTTTTTCACGCGGTTGCCTGGTAGCCTACGAAGATCGGGGTTTCCCATCTTTGCCCTTCCTGCCGTCCGGTCCGCACCGAGTGGCCGTTGATTGTTAGCGTTGTCGTGTTCACAGTCAGGCGCAAGGCGCGGTAGAAAAACGCCGCAATAAGCCCCGCCTTTGCCCTTGTGACCGCCTCATAAACGCCAAGCGGTGACACCAGCGTTATCACAAGAAACCCCTGCCGCCGCATGACGTTGCTGGACAGTTCGGCAGGCTCATTATCGTTTGGCAAATGCGCAATTTTGATATGCTCACCCGTTGGAATGCCGCCGCCCTTTTGCGGCCATAGCACGGGATAGGACAGCGCGGTAGCCATTACCTCGGCGCGTGCCATCAGTGCCACATGAATATCAGCCTCGGCGCTCATTGGATGCTCAATTCTATGCCGATGCGCGACACCACGGATTGAAACTCTTGGATAGTCAGCGCGACCATGCCGTTGGGTGCCTTCTGCGAATACCCTTCTTCCAATCGCCGCGCATATGGCAGGTTATTGGCGAAGTAGATTGTGTCGCCTGCGTTGATGCCCATAACAGTCGCCGCGCCCTTGGCAATCGTCGCGGTTCCTGTCTTGTCGTCAAGCTCCAACGTGCCATTTGGCACAGAACCGATTGCAAGTTGCCAGTTGCCGCGAAACCGGCCAGACAGCACGGGGCTTTTTAGGATGATGCGGCGGAACATTTCCAAAGCGATCTTGCGCACCGCCAAGTCCATCTTGCGCGCAGTCTTGCGCTCGAATCCGCGCACCTGATCTGCAAAGCCAGCCATCAGCGCCGCCCTACCGCGTCATAGAGGGCAGTCACGCCACCCGATGCAACGCGGCCCAGCTTGGCGATTGTCAGCGTGCCACGGTCGCAGATGATAAGATCCTCTAGGTCAATCTCAATCCCTATCGGTTCAATGATAACTTGGAAGTCACCTGCCAAGATATTGGTGCCGTCAATGCGGCGTTCTGCGATTTCAAACACGGCCATACGCGCCGCCGTGGTGGCGGTTGTTACGGTTCCGCCTGTGGGGTCACTAGGCCCGCCACCTGCGCGCGTGGCGCGCTGGATGCTGCCCGTCTGCACCGCGTCCGGCTGCTTTGCAACCAGCGTGTCAAATGCGGCGGTGACTTGGGCGCGAATGGTGGTCATTGAATTACCGCCCCTTCAAACTGACGCAAATCAATCGTGTAAAAGCCGATCTTGTGTTTGTGTAGTGACGGCCCCGCAACGCAAACAACAGCCTCCATTGGCTCGCATTCCTCCCCATCAATCCCAAGCCAATTAGTGACATCTAGCGCTTCATTGTCATCAAGGATTGCAATCCCTAGCTTTCGATTCACTAAGACAACATCGCGGTCGGATTTCTGCCCTTCGCCCAATATAAACCGGCCCATCACCCGCGCCTCATGTTGATAAGCCCTTGACCACCACGAACGTAGGCGCGCAACAGGCCCTCGACCGCAAGAATTCGGGCGGGTGACGTTGGCAGGTTACTGCCCGCAATCGTGATCGGCCCGACCTTGATGCTTTCCGATGTGGCGCTTGTCTCAATCGTGGCAAACGGATCAAGCCCGCCTTGAAGAATATACGCCACCTCAAATTGCGCATTGATGATGTCGATCGGGATTGTGTCTGGATCAATCGGCCAATCGTTGAACAGCCCGCGCACCAGACGCGGCCATGAACGCGCCTGATACTGGTATTGCTGCAAGCCGAAAAACTCATTCTTGCGGTCGATCACGGTTGCCGCGCGGCGCAGGTTGATTTCATTGGCCGCGTCTGTCGTCGCAAGCGTCCACCCCATGGCCAGGGCATACGCCTCATACGCCGCCAGCGTGCCGTAGCTGTCGGATTGCGTGCCGCCGATGGTGGTATCAAGTGCCATGCGTGCCTCTAACTAACCTCAGTGAAGGGGCGAACCGTGGCCCGCCCCTCTGCAAAGATTAGCCTAGAACCGTGACGATAGCGTCTGGCTGCCATGCCTTCACGCCGTAGATCGCGGTGATGTCCACCATGGCTTTCTTGTAGCCACCGTAGACCTCAACAGTGAAGGCCAAGCCCGAATTGGGGTCTTGAATAATCATCTGCTCTTGTGCTGCCGATGCCATAGGGGATGCCATCGGGCGAATGGCCAACTCAATAGCCGAGCGGTGGAAGCCGACGTTGGCGGTGTAGGCGTTGAGGATGGTCACAGCCGCATTGTCTGCGATTGCGACACGCAAGCCGGGGGCTGCGATGGTGAACGTGCCAGATGCACCGGATGCCTGCCCAACCTCAACCACATACTTGTTCACCGCGTCACCAGCGAAGGTCACAACGTCGCCAGCCTTGATGCCGGTTGCGCCAGCAGTTGCACCGTCAAAGACAATCGCAGTTGCACCAATGGCAAGCGCCCCGTTTACGGTCACGCCGGTTGCGGTGCCCTTGACGTGAGTTTGAACGCCCGCCGATTCCTTCAACATAAAGCCCTGCAAATCCAGCAGCGTGCCTTGGCGCAGCATGTCAGTTCCGCCTGCCTCATTGGCCTTTTGCAGTTGCGCCTGCTGGCGAAGCTTGGTGCCTGCAATCGAGTTCACGACGATAGACAGTTGGCCATCATCAACCGGCATGGAGTTGTCAAAGATGACCTGACGAGCCTCGGCGATGATGTCGAAGTTCGTTGCGAATGGGTTTGTGCCAGAGGTCCCGACGGCTCGGGAGGCATGCAGATAAGCCTCGGTTGCGATATCCGATTCAATCTGGCGAACCATGCCGTTCATCTTGCGAACCAGCAGCGCGCCATAGATGGTCTGGAACCCCGCGCCTTGCTCTAGGAAAAGTTGATCCTCGCCAGTGAATGGAATCTTTGCGTTGATCTCCTTATTCAGCGTCATGGTCCGATTGCCAACGGTGTTGTCGTCGCCTTCGGGAATCGTCATCGACGGGGTAACGCTGGTGTTGATAGTTCCCTCAACGGTCGTGTAGGAACGAACAGTCACGCCTTGAGCGGCGGCTTGCGAACCAGCGTTTACCGTTACGGATGGAATGAACCCAACCGCAGTCTGGCCGACAATTTCGGCAGCTCGGTAGAGGTCACTTGCAAGGCTTGTAAGAACGTTTGCCATGGGCGGG